CGATACTCAATCAGATAAAGCTGTTTGTGCTGTGGACTTTGGTGGAGATAAGACCTCCACTGCTGGAGACTTTACTGTTGTCTTCCCAACGCCAACAGCAACAGGCGCGATCATTCGACTAGCGTGATAGCTGATGCCGCTATCAAAGATAGAGTTTCAGCCTGGCATAAATAAAGAAGCCACCGACTACAGCGCTCAAGGCGGCTGGGTTGATGGCAATCTTGTGCGATTTAGAAAGGCTCGTGTTGAGAAAGTAGGCGGCTGGCAACAGCTTGGCCAGAATTACTTTCTTGGTTTAGGCCGTGCGCTGCATAGCTGGATCTCCCTGGGCGGCACTAGGTTCCTAGGAATAGGCACCACCTGGAAATACTATATTGAAGAAGGTGACGCTTACAATGACGTTACCCCTATTCGCCTGGTTACTTCTGCCGGTGATGTAACCTTCGCAGCCTCCAATGGCTCCTCTACTATTACCATTACAGATACTGCCCACGGGGCGGTGACAAATGACTTTGTTACCTTTAGTGGCGCAGCCTCTTTAGGCGGCAACGTAACTGCTGCCGTTCTTAACCAGGAATATCAGATCGCCCTGGTAACCAGCGCCAACGCTTATACGATAGTCGCAAAAGATACCAGCGGCACTACTGTTACAGCAAATGCCAGTGACTCTGGCAATGGCGGATCTAGTACCGTGGGCACCTATCAAATAAACGTGGGCTTGGATACATATGTAACCAGCACAGGTTGGGGTATCGGGACCTGGGGCAATGGCGCCTATGGTTCGGCTAACGCCATATCTGCAGTGAATCAGCTGAGACTATGGACGCACGATAACTTTGGTGAGAACTTAATAATAAACCCCAGGGGCGCAGGCATATACCGTTGGGTAGAGAATAACGGCGTTACCGTTGAAGCGAAAAATCTTTCCACTGTCAGTGGTGCTAACCAGGTTCCAACTGTTGGGCTGCAGGTTATCACCTCAGAGACAGACCGGCACCTGGTAGTCCTTGGCTGCGACCCTGTTAGTGGTAGCACCAGGACCGGTGTTATTGATCCCATGTTAGTGGCGTTCTCTGCGTCAGAGAATGAGTTAGAGTTTGAGCCCCTGCCAACCAATTCTGCAGGTGATGTGAGGTTGAGCTCTGGTTCCTTCATTGTCGGGGGATTAAAGTCCAGGCAGGAGATCCTTATCTGGACTGACACCAGCCTGTACAGCATGAACTTTATAGGACCGCCATTGACGTTTGCGGTCAACCTGGTCAATGAGGGTGCAGGATTGATTGGGCCCAAGGCTGCAGTAAATGCGCCGAGTGGGGTATTTTTTGCGTCGAAGACAGGATTCTATGTATATACAGGTGCAGTCAAGAAACTGCCTTGCAGCGTGCAGGAATATGTATTTGAGGATCTGGACCTGGAGCAGGCGTTTAAATGCCACATGGGTTTAAACTCTGAGTTTGGTGAGATGTGGTTCTTCTACCCATCAAAAGCAGATGCCACCGGAGAGATCAGCAGGTACGTTATTTTTAATTACGAAGAGAACACCTGGTCCATTGGTTCCCTGGTCAGATACTCCTGGCTAGATGCAGGTATTGAAGACCTTCCCTTGTCTGCGGCGCAGTGGTATGGACAGAGCCTGGTGTTTGAGCATGAGACTGGCTATAACGATAACAACACAGCAATGACCAATGTGTTTGTGGAATCGGGTGATACCGCGATTGGTGACGGAGAGAACTTCTCCTTTGTGAAGCAGATCATACCTGACGTTGCTTTCATTAGTGATGGCACCTCAAGCAATAACCCCGCAATGAATATAGTGTTGAAAAGCAGGGACTACCCTGGTCAAGATTTAACCACTAATTCCACCACCCAGGTTACTGAAACGTCCACATACAATAACGTCAGAAGCCGCTCTCGGCAGTTGGTATTTAGGTTTGAGTCAGATGATGACTCTGCATCTAACAATCAACTTGGATACAAGTGGAGGCTGGGCTCGACCAGGATTGACATTCAACCAAGTGGTCGTCGAGCGTGAGTAGGTTGCTGGAGACCAGGCTACCCCTGGCTATTGGCGGAACTGGCTCGGAAGTTGATGTTGAAACATTCAACCGTTTGGTGCGAGTGTTAGAAATAAATCTCGGTTCTGTCGATTTTACAATATCTCCACACTTTAACTCAACACAAATTAGTACCCTTCAGTTTGCAACGGGTGCTATAATCTTTAATACAACTAACCAAATACACCAGGCTTTTGATGGAAATGCTTTGCGAGACTTGTATTCCCACCAGACCTATCCAGCTGGTCAGGCAATAAATTCCGGCTTGGGAACTGTAACGGTGAACACGCCATGAATCAAAATGAATTAGTAAATGCAATGAGTGCCAGCTTCAGTAATGAAGCAAACGACCAGGGTACTCCTTTTATGTTTAATCAGGGTGGGGCTGTAGCGCCTTCCCCTGAGCAAATGGCTTTAATGGGCCAGGCCCAGGATGCGGTCATAGAACAAGAAGTCAGTCAAGATCCTAATGCCGACATTGCAGCAGCCATCGAAGAGATGATGATGCAAGCTCAGGCGACAGACGACCCCACTGAACGAAGAACTTACGAACACTTAGCTGAAGCCGCTATGGTTGGAGCAAATGCTCCCATGGCTGAGCAGGCTATTGCTTTGGCTGCGGAAGGTCGTGGCGATGATACTGCCCTGGCGCACCTCCGACCAGGCGAGGTGGTTCTTCCTCCTGAAGCATTTGAAGATGAAGACTTCGAGCGTGCTGTACAGCGGCGGTTTGAAGAGTTAGATATTGACCCCCACCAGGCTGTTGTTGGCTTGGGCATTGCCTCTTTAAATCCAATGACCGGATTAGAAGAGTTTGGCTTTTTTAAGAAGATAGCCAAGAGCGTAAAAAAAGTTGTTAAGAAAGTCGTCAAACCATTGGCGAGTGTTGCACAATTTATTCCTGGTCCCTGGCAGCCGATTGCTGCATTAGCTAATAAAGCGTTTACTGTTTACGATGTAGCAAAAGGAAATGTTAATCCTTTGGCGCTGCTTACTGTTGCGGGTCCTGCAGCTACTGGCGGCAGTATTGGATCTAATATTAATGCTATCAAGGATGCCAGTGCCAGCGGTGGATTTTTTAGCGGCTTAGGCAGCAGCCTTGCCAATACAGGCACGCTTATAAAAAGCGGGATCGGCAGCTTAGCATCTGATCCAATGGGCACATTGTTTGGTGGTCCAGGCGGCACTGGGGGTATCCCTGGTCTGCTCAAGTCTGCAAGCTACTCTGGCCAACCATTGGCTGCTGGAGTAACGTCACCTGTCACGGGAGTGTTTACAGGAAACGTAGCTGGCGGACCAACAACGATGGCTGGCAAAGTTGCATCAACACTAGCCGGAGTGGGTGGCCAAGTGCCTGGCGCTGCATTGCCAGCGGGTGCTCAGCCGCAGTACGAGATTCAGTCTGGAGACACGCTGTCTGAGATCGCCGCTCAACTTGGCGTGTCCGTTGAAGATATGATGGCGAACAACAAACATATAACTAACCCTGACATGATTATTGCAGGAACAATGTTAAACGTGCCAGGCGGTCAAATGATGGCGGGTACGGGAGCTACTGCAGGCGCTGCCTCAAGCGTGCTATCTGGTTTGAACCCATTCACCAATGGCAGCTTTATTGATGAGGCGTTTGATACGCCAGACTATATAAAGAACATAGGCGATAGCTTAGGGTTTGGCGGAAGCAATCCAACGCCCGACTTCATTAAATCAATCAGCGGCGGCGGAAGCGGCGGAAGCGGGTTTGGAGGAAAGGACATTGCAGCTCTTGGCCTGGCTGGTTTGCTGGGCAAGCTGGCGTATGATGAAGCCAAGAACGCTAAAGGTGTCGCACAGACCCCAATGACTTCGATGAATGCAGCAGGTCGCTACAACATTGAAGCAGAAATTGCAAGACGTATGGGCAATGAAGCGCCCAATCCAACCGAGTTTGGCCTACTTCCAGCCAATACCTTCCCAACTTTGAGCGGTGGCAGACCAACGCCACCACCCGCTGAAGGCATGCGCTATGGCGGTCCAGTCATGGCTTATGCTGATGGCGGCAATGTTTCCATGGAAGAGTTTGAGCGTATGGTTGGCGACATTGAAGGCCCAGGCACAGAAGTCAGTGACGATATTCCTGCCATGCTCAGTGATGGCGAGTTTGTTATGACCGGTCAAGCCGTGCGTGGAGCTGGCGCGTTTCAGATGAAGAAGGACGGCGGCATTATTACGCTAGAGCCTTTGGGTAAAGAAGATCGAGATAAAGGCACCAAGCTCATGTATGACATGATGAAGCTGTTTAAAGATTTTGCAGGAGAGCCAGCATGATTATGTCCCCAGCCCAGATTAAGAAGTTTCAGGAAGGCGGCGCAGCTTCTCCATATGTAGCGGGAATTCAGAAGACTGAAACCAGCATGGACCCTATCGTCCAGCAGATGCTTTATGGTTTAGATGGCCAGGGTGGTTTTATACCTGGTGCAATGCGAGCAGCAGAGCGCAGCTTCTTTGATGAGCAAGGCCGACCCCTGGTCACTCCCCAGGAGATTGCTGGGTTTAGCCCAGATCAACAGGCAGCCTTTGAACTGGCAAGAAATGCTGTTGGTTCTCAAGAGCCTTTTCTCCAGGCTTCACAAGAAGCATATGAGCAGGGGCTGGGTGCTTTAGGTCAAGGCCAGCAAGCTCAGTTAGCCTCTCAGCGACAATCACTTCAAGAGCTGCAGCGTGGCTCAGGCATATCTGAGTTTCAAGCTCAGCGAGGTTTAGGTGACGCCCTTGGTGGGATTAACCGTAACCGACGAGAGGCCGAAGCAGCGACAGGACAGTTACGCACCGATTTGCAAGATCAGCAGCGACAGGCTCTAGCGTCTCAGCAACAATTCGACCAGAGAGCCCAGGGTGTAGAAGATTTATCCAGGGGTGCAGCTTCTCAATTTGACACCAGGCTAGGTGCAGTTGAGCAGCGTGGCGAGCAGGATTTAAGTAGATTCCAGAGCGACCTTGCTAGGTCAGAAAGAACTGGGCAGGGAGCTGCAGACAGGTTTGGTACAGACCTATCTAATGTTGATGATTTAGCGAGAAGGTCTACAGCCGGCTTTGATCGAGGACTTGCTGGTGCAGCTGGCGAGTTAGCCGGTGGTGCAGCAATGCAGCGCCAGGCACTTGGCCAGCAAGGTCAAATGCTACAGCAGTCAGGCAATCAGTTTGCTAGAGACTTGGGTGGCATTGAAGGTTTAGCGCGAAGCGCTGAGGGCCAGTTTTCTGGGCAGGTAGGCCAGGCAACTCAAGGTTTGTCTCGGTCAGTAGATGAACTAGGAGGTGGCTTAGGCGGATCCCTGGCAGAGCAGCGTCGAGCTGTTGCTGGTTTAGGTTCAGGATTAGATGCTTCTACTGCAGCACTTAGGCAGGGCGTTGAAGGTTTGGGCGCTGGCTTAGCTGGTTCACTATCCAGGCAAGAGGGCGCGGTTGGCCGACTTGGGCAAGGATTGGGTCAAGCTACTACCTCGCTGCAGAGTGCAGAACAAAAATTAAATCAAGAGCTCAACCAGGCATTAGGCCAGGAGCGTGGAGCTGTTGACAGATTTACCAACCGACAAGGTGAAGCTACGGCTAGGCTTGGTTCCGCTGTTGACCGTTTTGGCAACAGACTATCTGATGCAGAGCAGCGCGGCATTACTGCGCTAGATGAGTATTCAACCGGCCTGGGAGAATCGAAAGATTTGTTACGAGGATCTTTAGGGTCGTTTGATCCTTCAACGACTTCTCAGTATATGAATCCTTATGAGGACAGTGTTGTAAATCAAATGATCCAGGATGCCACTAAGGGCTTGGCTCAGTCAGACATGGCACAGACTGCTAGTGACATTCGGTCTGGTGGCGAATCAGCCTTTGGTTCAAGGGCACGATTAACCGCAGCAGAAAGAGCGGAAGCAATGGGTAGAGGGTTCGCCAAAGAAGTTGGCGGCCTCAGAGCTCAGGGGTTCCAGAATGCTCAAAGCACTGCGATGAGTGAGTTTGCTCGACAGCAAGGGGCGCAGCGTGGCGCAGCTGAAGGACTGGCTTCTCTAGGCGGTCAAGGATTAGGGGCTCAAACAAGAGCTGCAGATACTTTGTCTCAAGGCGCCGCAAGCAGATTGTCTGCGGATCAGTCTCTCTCAGGAAGAATGTCCCAGGAAGCCTCCGGCGACTTGGCGGCTAATCAGAGTATTGCAGATCGGTTGTCGGCTGCTGGTTCTCAGAGATTTGGTGCAGGACAGACCGTTGCTTCTCAACTTGGTTCTTCTGCTTCACAGATGGGAGCAGCAGAGTCTGACCTGGCTAGAAGAGCGGGTGACATTTCACAGACTCAGTTTGGTGCAGATCAAACGCTGGCTTCTCAAATGGGACAGACTGCGGCACAAAAGGCTGCGGCACAATCTGACCTGGCTAGAAGATCTGGCGATATTTCACAGACTCGGTTTGGTGCGGACCAGGCTTTGACTTCTCAGCAGATGGGCGCAGCTCAATCTACCCTGGGGGCGAGACAGAATCTTGCCTCTACCCTGGGCTCGGTTGGCCAGCAAAGACTTGCAGCAGACCGTGCTGAAGCGGAAGGCATTGGTCGTATTGGTCAGCAGCAGATGGATGTATCTAGCCAACTATCTAATCAAATGGGTAACCAGGCGCAACAACGTCTAGGTGCTCAGCAGCAGTATGGCGCACAGTTAGGCTCAAGCGCACAGCAACGACTTGGTTCTCAGCAGCAGTTATCTCAGCAGCAAGGCCAGGCAGGTCAAAGCAGATTAGCTGCGGGCCAAGGCTATGGTAGCTTGCTACAGGGTACGGCTGGTCAAAGTTTAAGCAACCAGCAGAACCTAGCTTCTAACTTAGGACAGAGCGCTCAAAACAGAATGGGTGCTCAGCAGCAGTATGGCCAAACCATGGGTAACGTGGCTAATCAAATGTATGGCGCAGGCACTCAGCTTGGTCAGACAATGATGGGCGCAGGCCAGGGCATGCAGGACGCTAGGACTCAAATGGGTAATAACGCAGCTCAGAATGCTGCAACGATGGCGCAGGGCTATGGTGCTATGGGTGGCCTTCAGGGACAAATTGGTCAGCAGCAACTTGCAGCGCAACAAGGCTATGGTGGATTCATTCAGGGTCTAGGCAATGCACAGCAGGCAGCAGGCCAGCAGCAGATGCAGAATCTAATGCAGTACGGCGGAATACAGCAGGGTAATCAGCAGCAGCAGTTTGACGCTCAGCGTGCAGCAATGCAGCAAGCGCAGATGGCTCCACTGAACCAATACAATGCGCTGATGCCGTTTATGAATATGGGTGTAGGAGCCGGCGGTCAAACGCAAATAGGCACAACTTATACCCCACCGCCTAGTGCGTTGCAGGCTGGTCTTGCTACAGGATTAGGTGCATTGGGTGCCGCAGGCACTTACATGAATCAAGGGTCAGCATAATGGCAGAACAAACAATAGAAGAGCTGCAGGCTGAAATAGATAAACTCCGTGCTGAGCAAGCCTCGATGAGCGCGCCTGCGGGTGCATACAATCCGACTACCAGTTATTTCGATAAAATGAAGGCGCTGCAGTCGCAGAAGTCTAGCTTGTCATATGATGATATAAGTAGTCGTGCTTCAGAGCTTTCTATGTTGATGCCGCAAACTAAGTCTCGCGGACTTTATGGTATGGCTACTGACCTGAGTCGAGGTTTAGTTAAAGCCGGCCAGGATGGCAGCCGAACACCCGTAGGCGCTGGCTTGGCTATGGGCTTTAACTTGTATAGTGAAGCTGAAAGTCTACGCAAACAGAAACAAGATGAGATTAGAGCCAAGTTAATGCAGATGGCTTACCAGGATGTGGAGAAGCGCAGAGAAGAAGCAAGAGCTCTTGATATGAAGATGCTTGACGTTGACTTTAAATATGAAGTAGAGCAGCTCAAGAATAGCGGTGGCCTAATGCCTGGTAAGGGCTACAAAGATACTATGGTAAATTGGCTTATAACAGGAGCCCGACGAGCAGACGCGGGCGATCCCTCTTTCTTGTCTAGCTGGGAATATAGGACCGCATATGCCGAGCTTCAGCGAGAAAAGGTTCAGACGATGCCAGACGGAAGAGTGTTTGTGGTTCCTGGCGCAGCTTGGGTTTTGGAATATCCAGCACCTATTGTTACCGAAGACGGCAACCCTGTAAGTGAGCCTGGTCAGCCAGTGCCAAATAACGTACCTGCAGGCGGTGGAGCTGAGGACACAAACTCAGCGATCACCAGGATTTCTGGAGAAATAATCGCAGCTGGATTAACTAATCCCCAGTATATAGGCATGGACCCTAAAGGTTCAGGTAAGCCTGTTTTTTCCGCGATGAATGCGAGCGGAAAACAAATAATAATAGTGGGGGATTAAATCATGCCGTTTACTATTTTAGATTCAGATCAAGCCAGAGAAATGGAAGCTGCTATGGCTAAGCCTGATCAAGACAAATCATGGATGAAAAAACCCGTAACTATTACATATTTAGGTCAGCGCAACACAGACGCCGACAATCCATTTGGTGTTGGCAGGCAGATCAGCGGAAAGACAGACAAGAAATATACAGAGCCGGCTACTAAATCTGCCAAGTTTGCTGTTCGCATGCAGAAAGAGCTCGATGTTATAGAAGAGCTTGAGCGAAGTGGGTTCTCTCCTATTAATCTTAGGGATCAAGTGGTTGCCAACATGCCTTTCTTGCGTCAAGAAGGGATGCTGAATAACATGGCCAAGTCTGGCAAGTATCAAATTTATGACAACGCTGTAAGAAACTTTGTGATGGCTCAGTTGCGTGACGTATCTGGTGCGGTGGTAGGTGCTGAAGAGATACGCACTAACATGCCTCTGTATATGCCGATTCTAGGAGATTCTCTTCAGACCATAAAGGAGAAGCAAGAACGCCGAAGAAATGTTCTTTCTGCTATGATTGCATCGTCTCAGGGTGCCTATGAAGAGTTTAACCAGGACTTAGAGAACAGCCAGGCTGCTGAAGATGCAAGTCAAGCGCAGAAGATAAGAAGCTCTTTGGAGCTCAGGGCAAAGACTGATCCTAAATTACGCGCTGAGATTGAAGAATACAAGGCAAAAATATTGCGTTCACTTAGAGAACAGAATTATGTTCCTGGTGCAGAGATACCTTCAGGGGGGCGGTAGGACTAATATGTCAAAAAAATATATGCAAGATGGACTGACCTTAGATGAGCAGCTGGCTATAGCGTATGGAGCTCCAGCTACTGGCTTCGGTAATTATGATGACAATGAAATAGCCAACCTTGCACTGCAGGAGCTAATCGACAGCATTGACACCAAGAGTGGCGGAGATCTTGCAGCCAGGGCTCAGGTTGGTGCTGCTCAATCAGAAGAAGACAAGTTAACGACTATAAGACGGTTTTATCCAGACGCTTTGCCGGTAGAGGCTTTAGACCCTCAATATGGCGCAGCCAAGTTTGGCTCTGGAAACTTTGTATTTACCAACCCAGAAACGGGCACTCTCACTCTTTTTGATGAGGAAACAAGATTGTTTGGCATGCCTGTTCCTGGCGGACTGGGAGACTTTGCTGATGTAGGACCAGAGATAGCTGAGTTTGCTGGCAGCATTGTTGGTGGTTCCTTAGCCGCAGGCGCTGCAGCCACGGCAACTTCTCCAACTGTTATTGGCACAATCCCTGCTGCAACCGCTGCTTTTGTAGCTGGTGAAGGAATAGGAAGTGCTGCAGCCAGAGAGGCTTATATTGGAATATTAGATTTTTTTGGAGAAACAGAAGATAGTAGAATTGGCGCAGAGCGCATGGTTGACTTTGGTCAAACGGCAGCTCTTAACGCTTTTGCTGGACCGGTAACCTCAAAGGTTTTTAACGGGTTAAAGTGGGTAGCAGGAGCTCCCATTAGATACGCCAACAACGCTTTAGACGCTCCGGCAAAAGAGGCCCTAGAGAGGATGACTAGCTCTGGGGTATCAAACCCAACGCTAGGTCAAACGACTGGATCTCCTTTATTTAATATGATGGAGAAGTGGTACTCGATAGCTCCATCCTCCACCAAAAAAATGATGGAGGTAGCCAATCAAACTCTTTTAGAATTGCAAACTTCTGCCAGGAACCTTGCTACGAAATACGGTGGCATTCGAACCACTGCAGAAGCGGCTGATGCAATGTATCTTTCAGCAAAGGAAGCAAAGAAAAGATATAGGGCCCAGCGGGACGCCATGTATAACGAGGTTTATGAAGTTGTAGGGGAGGAGACTTCTCCTGCAACCAATATTCTTGAGTGGTATACAACCAACTTGGCAAAGTCTAAAGAAGCCGTTAGCGGTCCAGCCTTGGCTCCAGCTATGGATTATGCGTCCAGAATGTTAAGAGAGGCAGGAGAAGGAACGCTTACATTTGACAAGATCAGAGGATTGAGAAGCAGCATCAATGAAATGCTCCGAGATCCATCATTGGTTGCTGCACTACAACGAGAAGGTGGGGCTGGGTTTGACATAAAAACCCAAATTGAAGCGCTGTCTGGGATGATGCAGAAGGACCTGGACGCTTTAATAGAGTCTGCTGCAGCTAGACAGGTAGACATGTTTGACCCCAAGACAGGGGCTAAACAAGCCTCTGAGATAATGAAAATGTATCAAGAAGCCCAGGCTTTTGTGGCCAAAAACATGGCTGATGATGGGGATATTACATTCCTAAATAACTTCCTTAAAAAGGGAAAAGAGGACGCTGTAGGCGCATTAAAATATGCCCTTAGCGGAACCTCAGATTCTGCTGCCAGGTTAAAGAAACTAAAGAGCCTTTACACTCAAGAAGAATTTGATGTTGTATCTGGTTACCTGCTAGGAAAGATGGGCCTTCCTGGAGCTGCAGGATTAAATCCAGTCGAGCTTGGTGATGCAATTA